AATTTCATACATTGATTTGTCGTCAAACTTAACATTTGACATTCCTTTTGCTTTTACTACTTCTTTCCAACTCATTGTAATCTCTCCTGCATTTTACTCTTAATATCCAGCCAAATCTCAGGATTGTTCTGTGCTAAAACTTCTTGGACAATTTGCATCTGTGCGACAATAATTGTGTCCTGTCTCTTGTGAACAAGTTTGCCCTTGAATTCCATCATATACTTCAAAGACTCACGAATTTCTCTGGCTAACTTGGTAAGCGCATCAATCATCTTTGGGTCTAAATCGTTGCCTAATTCATTGAACACTTGGTCTAAACGATGGTCTAAACGCTGAACATTATTTGCGAGCATTTCAACCTCATTAACTTCCTTTTTCGCAATCATCATGGCCGCATTCTCTTGAACAATCGGTGTCAAGTGGTGCTTCATGTGGCGTTGCACTTGCGCTTTCGTGGTATCAAGTGCTTGAGCGATAGCCTCCGAAGTAATGTCTCCACCATGAAGGGCCGCTTCATAATGCTTCCTCATAGGGTCAATACAGATGGCACACTTTGGGTTTGACGACATTTCAAAATCGCCCATGTGGTTTCGTTGATGTTGAGCCGCCGTTCCGCTTCTCCATCCGTTCTGCATATCCAAATCATCGCAAGTAATGGCTCTTGACTCAAGAGCCTGTTCTAATTCAGCACGATTTTCATGCTGGCAAAAACCACAACGCTTGCGATTAACGGCCATAATATCACCCCATAATTTTTCTCTTGAATTCGGATAATTCTCTCGCCCATCTTCTCATTATACTTCTAATGTTTGGTAATCGCATAAAAGTAAAACTATCTTTAATTTGTTGTTTAGAATCACTTGTGTTAAAGAAAACATCATTTATCTTTCCATCTTCTGTTCCAGCGATTAAAACTTCTGCAAATATTAATGTGTCCCCGGACGGAACATAATCGGGAGGTTTTCTATATGCAAATGTATAGTTAAAAGCCGGGCCTTTTGCCCTAGAAAAAGTTCTATCCTCAATATCAACCCAAAAATTATCAAAATCATAAAATCCCGATTTATACCCATCCATGAACATTTTTTCAGTAATCATTTCCATGTGGTCAGCCATGCCATTAAGAAGGGCATCTATTTCTTGGTCGGTAAATCCCTGCTTAAGAATCTCTGCCCAACTCTTTGAAATGACTTTTGCATCAGGGGCATATCTTCCGGTGTCTTCACCAAAGACCTCTTTTGCGGTTTTACGATAATCAAACTGCTTCCCCGATGTCCAAGCCCTATAACCATCGGGAGCCTTCTTTTTGTTCGCTCTTTGTAATGCGGCCTGAATAAAACGAATAATGGGTGTTCCTGTGCTATTTATTTTAAAAGTCTTAATTCTTCCAGCCGGGGTTTTATCCCCTGCCCCCGCCGCCTCTTTTACTGCATTCTCTTCTTTAGGGGAAACTTCAAACTGTTTTGTTTTAACATCTGCTAATAATTTATTTACCAAAAGTTTTCCACTTTTTTCTGCCCAAAACATTTGATTGTTAATTGCCTTGTCAAAATATCTTTCTACCGAAGCCACACCCGCTAATTTATTAATTGCGTTTCTACCTGATAAATTAACAATTTCAACATCAATTTGTGTTTTAGCAGGTTTTCCTTTGGATGGCTTGAGGGCTTTCAAAGCATCATCTAAAATCTGTACTAAACCTTTTGGTTTAGCAAATGTAGCATTTCCCCCGAACAAAGCAAAACTTGGAGGGTTCCCAGTTCCCGAATACCACCCCTCATCAACAGCCTCCCCTGCATAATCTTTATTTTTAAGTTTTCTTCCTTTAACATAATTTTTTGTTTTATAATGCCCAAAAACATCTTCGGTTCCAACAACTTTGCCATCATCATCATAAACTCTGTCAGTAAAGAAAATTCTTTTTGGGTCTAACTGTAAATCGCCCGGCCCTTTGTTATCTTCAATTTCTCTTAAATAATCATACAATTTTTGAAGGTCATCAATCTCGCCGTCTTCAATAACCTCTCCTTCCATGATACTTTCTATTCCATCAAGAACAGTTAAAGCACCCTCACTTCCATCGTCTTTTCCCGAATTGACTGATTCATCACGAACAAACGGTGCAATAATGTGTTTATCTAAAAAGTCCCAAAGAGTAGGAATATTTTCTACACCCATGGCCTCTCCGCTAACGCCCTCGCAATTATCTTTCCATGCTTTATAATCTTTAACAAATTGAATGTTTTCAAATTGCTGTGTAAAGGTATTTCCATTAATCTTTCTTTGATTCTTTTTCGTCTTCTTTACCACGCTTCTTCCTCCTTTGTGAAAATGCTACACGGGTGATGTTTGGTGTTGCTGTTGTGATTGCTCCAACCATCTTTTCTTCTTCTTTTGCAGGAATTGGTTCGGGCGGGTTTCTATGATATTCGCAATACTTGAGAATGTCTTTCCAGTTCACTCTAAATCACCCAAAAGGTCGGCTTCACCAAAAATTAAATAAGCCTCTGGAAATCTTCTTTCTAAATTTTTAGTGTCCCCATTACTTATAGCAACAGTAAGGGCTTCTAATTCTTGATTAGTTTCTGGGTCAGCATATTCATTTTCATAATATTGTGTTTGGAAATCATCTAATGCTTCCACAATTTCTCTATTTTGCATCCCTCTTTTATTTCCCGTTTCTTCACCGATGCGTTCCGCTAAATCTTCTCTTTCCCATTTGCCCGACTCTTTCAAATATCCTACTAATTTATTGTAGTCGGGTTCTCTACTAAAAACAAACATTAAACGAGTTTCTTCTTGGAAATCTGGTAATAACATCAAGTCTCGTAAGGTATCTAAGTCTTCACCATATTTGTCTAAAAAGTCCATCGCTTCATCATCTAAATCTTCATCAACATCCATGTAGCCAATAAAATATGATTCATCTTCGTCTTTACTGTTCTCAATAAAGAAATCAATATGCCCCATAAGAGTTTCATCTCTAATATCTAAATCACCAATAGCGGCAAATCTAAAATAGTCAGGAAATCCCACTTGATATTCTTTATCAATATCCGAATAATACATATTCGTAGAATAGATAGGAAAATCGGAAGTAAAATCTTCAATATCTAAATCAAAGCCAACATCGTTAAGCATTTCTCTCTTAATCAATTCCTTTTTCTCAGGACTTAGTTTGTTATAGTCCATCTGTTTAAGAATACTCCACCAACTCATTTCTTCTTCCCCCCAGTAGCGAAACACTTCTTGGTTTTGGCCTCTGCCTTATCAACTTTCTTTGACTCTTCATCAAACCAACGGTCAAGGTAGCGGCATCGGGTCATGTTCATTCCTTCCCTTTCTTAGCGTCCTTTGCCGCTTCCTTCATAGGCTCGGTTTTATTCCCGTCCTTATCCAAATCCAAAAAGTCTGGCTTTCCGCCTTTCTTTTCAAATTGTTTCTTTTCTGTCTTCAGTATTCTTTTCCAATTCATGCTTTCTCCTCCTTTAAATAATAAACAGTTGGCCTATGTGAAAAACTTTTTGTATCAATTACTGATTTAATATTGGGGTCTTTTTCCATATATTGTCTAGTATTCTTTTTAGATGCTCTCCGATGTCCTCTTTTTCCTAATGCATCTACAATTGATTGAAGTGGCAAATTAGGATTATATCTTAAAATCTCGTAAAGGTCTGAAATCATAGTTTTGCTAAAATTATAATTTCTTTTGAGTTGTTCCCGCCAATCGCTCATCAATGGTCATCTCCAAATTGAACCCTTCTTCCAGTATAGAGCCTAGAAGATTCGTCCTTTCTCTTAACTGCACGAAGTATTTTAGCCAAATCTGCACCAATCGCAGATTCGCCCTCTTTAATTGCAATATCCATTGCTTGTTTAATTAAAGACATTAATTCAGCCATTTCTCTTTTCTTGATTTCATCTTTCCACATAATATCACCTTAAGGGTCATTCGGATTTTTTCTCTTACAGGCATCGCAAATATTATCATATTGTCTTCCAAGTCGGGTATCAGTAAATCCTTCATTTTCCTTTAATTTCTTACCACATCTAATGCAAATATCTTCCACCATTTCTTCATATCTATCTTCTTCATCAGGGTCAGGATTATATGCTGAACCAAGAGTTCTGTATCTTTCTGATTCTGGGCCTTCATATTTTTTGAGTTTGTCCTTCCATGTCATGATAATCCCCTTATGGCTTCCTTTAATTCGTTAATGTCTAATTTTTCAGGAGTAAATTCGTGCATCTCAAATCCATTATTGTAAGTATAATCACCCATAGCAAATTCTTCATATTTTGTGCTACGGAAATCTATTCGGTAATAACCAACATCTTCTTCTAATTTTTCTTCTTGGGATAAATCTTCTTCACCTTCATACATATCTTCAAAAGTGACATCAATTTCAACTCCATCAAGATTCGGGCCGTTATAATCAGCAAAGTATTCAAAGTCGCTAATATCTTGACTTTTTCCCCAATCTTCAACTAATTGTTCTAATTTAATTTCTAAATCTTCTCTTTCATCATCAAATCGTTTATTGTCTTGTTTTAGGATGTCTTTCCACATAATATCGCCTCAAAAGTAATAGCCTCGTTCTGCGGCTCTTTGCTGAGTATCAGAATAACCTCTATCCATAGCGATGCCTAAATCCTGCATTCCATAAACGAACTGGTCATAAGTGATTTCTTCTGCCCTAAGTTTTCTATAAAGTTCTTTTTCGGCTTCTTTGTCGTATCTATCATCCTCTTTAACCCCGACATTGAACCCCAATCTGTTCATCACTATGGCACTAAAAGCCCTAGGATTGGTTAATTCAAAAGGCAGATGAATGTTTTCAATTTCAGGATAATCTCCGCCTACCCAATATGCTTCAGTATCGGTGTCAAAGTAGAGAATAACTTCTTTTGCTCCTGAAGTAGCCTTTACCGCTACACCAAAATGCAAATGCCCCGTGAAATCGTCCGAAGTATTTTCGTTGATTAAGTCAGCAACAAAGCATTTAATGTCCATTTCTTTTAGTGCGTTTATTCCTTTTTGAATATCTAATTGTCTGGCCCTACCAGCAACGAAAAGAGTGCTAACATCTTGGCTCCATGAGTTTTGCTCCAACTCTGGGCCATAATCAAAGTCTGGATTTGTCTTTTTTCTCCATTCCCATTCAAACATTAAGTTTTTGGGCATAGTTGAAAATTTTTCTTCTTCTTTCTTTCTGATTGTGTCTTTCCACATAATATCACCTAAAGTTTCTCAAAAAAAATTGGCGGAATTTTTTTTCACCTATACTGTCTAATTTCCCTAAACTCATTAACATCGGCATATCTATGAGTTCCTGCTCTTTTCTCTTTTGGCAAATTATAGCCGAGTTTCATAAGAGCCTCTTCTAAAACAGTAATGTATTTTGGCATGGGAATATTTTTATTTTTGTCTGTAATTCTAACTCCTCTTTCTGCTCTTTCTGAATATTGTTTGTAAAATTGATTAAGAGCCGCTTCATGCACCTGCTTTAGAGTCTCAATGACTTCTTCTTTAATATCTGCTTCGGATTCTGCTTTTAATATGTTTTGCCACATAATATCACCTTAAAATTTCTCAAAAAATGGCTCGGAATTTTTTTGGCACTTGCGAAAAATTTAGCGTTTTTAATTTATTATTAACAGGATAAAAGTTTATTCATTTAATTATATCATTTAATTAATTTAGTTTGTTTAGTATCTTTGTTTAAATAACCTTTAATTGTATTTGTCGTTTTAATTAACTCATTATAGATATTATTTAAAATGTTAATGTCCTGTGAATCTAACTGTTTATTGGCCTTTTTCTTCGTCTTTATCTCTCTTAGTATGGTGTCCAATCTACTGTTCATGTCCTGTAAGGTTTCTACTATTTCGGCCTCGTCGGACACCGTTATCAAACCAGCCTATACGGATGCATCATATATACTTGTCGCAGGGCGGCAAACAAATCCTGTTATTATTAAGAACAAAAGTTGTTAATAAGTACGGGCGCAAAACATTAAAATGTTTAAAATATATGTTTATTGGGCTAAAATACACATTAAAACGATAATATTAAATGGTTATGCAAATAAAAAAATTTGGAATACAAAGCCATATGGTTGTGCTTTGAACACCCCCGAAGGGGCCGAAGCCCCAACGGTTTCATTCTTCTTCATCGCCATACTCGGTGTGATAGATGTAGAGAAGAGAACGGACATCTTTTTCTTCACGGGAAACGGTTTCAAACTCTTCCTGTTCATGGCCTTCGGCATCAATCTTTACACTCCAAGTATGGCCGTCATAAATGTCATTACGAGCCATGGCGTGAAATTGCATGAGCCTTTTGGAGGCTTCCTTCCATTCCTCAAAGGTAATGTTTCCATCGTCATTTTCAACCAATTCAATGAATTGGCGGTGATGAGAGGTCAAAGACCAAGCAATACCCTTACCAACACGATTTTGAATGTCAAGCATCCAGCCGCAGGTATTGTCAATCAAATGTCGCTTCTTCTTTTGTGTGAACATAATAGTCAGACTTTTGAGTATTTTAGAACATGGTGCAACAAAGCAACACCATATGGTTTGGCTTTGCCAGCGTAGCGAAAACCCCGTGTGGGGGCTTCGGGGGAAATCGGAGCAATCACTCTTCTTCGCTCACCTCGTCGGCTTCGGCTTTCTTGGCCTTTTGTGGTGGAGGTGTCAAGGTGGGCAAATCATCCACCATTTCGCCGTTCCAGCGTTGTTCGGGTTTTGCTCGGTAGCCCTTAACGAGAGCATCAACGCCCTTTTTGGCTTGAGCGTTCACCCAGTCATCAAAGGATGGGTATGCACCTCCGGTTTTACCGTGTGGGAACATTACCTTCATAATGAGGTCTTGCTCACCAATTCCCGCAAATGCACGAACCAAACGGTTCCTCACAGAAAGCACATTGTCTTGTACCTCTTGAGGGAGCGTAGATGGTTTGCCAATATTGGATTGTGGGAAGGTGTCGCAACCTTTTCCCATATTCCTCACAGCGACCCAGTATGTGCCTCGCATTTCATCATTCTCTGCTTCATCACCAAGGGCAATTGTGCCTTTGATAACGAGCGTTTTCGGTGTTTCCTCGGTTTCGTTCAACCATGCCCGAATTGGGTTGGTGTTGCGAATCCAATTTTCTTCTTTCATTCCTGCCATGTTGTTCACTTCCTTGAACAGATTGCTTCGTTTCCCCACGAAACCATAAGTATTCTGCCAAAAAGGAGGTTAGGGTATCATTTTATTTGAATGCAAAGCATTCCTACCATATGGTTTGCTTTGATTATAACCCCGAAGGGCGGCTTTAAGCCTTTGAGGGTGGTGAAAGAGGCTTAATCTCCCCGTGAGGCAATTTCAGCATTTGACCGCACATCACACAAACCCACTTATCAACATCAATCAATCCCTGCGAGCCGTAAAGGTCGGGATATTTGCCTATATAGGTCATTTCATACCTACAACGAGGACAAGCGATAGCAGGCTCCCAATGCCTAACATCGGGGTCTTCGGTTTTGTCAAGGACGAGAATAGGCCATTCTTCGCTCATTCTTCATCATCTCCATACCCTGAACGCTTGATTTCATCCCAGTTAATCAAACCGAGGTTGAGGTAGTCGCTGAAAAAAGCGGTTTTTGAAATAGCGTCCCATTCTTCTTCAATCATCGCCTTGACACCATCCCAAGACCACCCGTTGCTAACGAGGTCGGAGAAATGAAGAACAACAAGCCAAGTTTCACGGTTAGTCCATCCGTTCATAATAGCCGTTAATTCAGGCTATTTATGAGGTAATGCATATTCAAAGTTGCATTACCATATGGTGAGGCTTTGATTACCCAATGGGGGATAAACCCCCGAAGGCCACTTCATTCTTCGTAAAAGTGGTCGCCCTCCATGATGTTGAGTCGGCTTCGGGCGTATTCAATGGGAACTTTGCCGTTCCATCGGCGTTCACGATATGCCTTCTCAAGCATTCGCTCAACCTTGGCGCACTGTTCACCTACGAGAGCATCCAAAAGACACCATCGGTCGTGGTGTGCGTCGTCAAAGTCCTTCATCTCGCCAATTCGTCGCTTTCGGACGATAAACGGCAAAAGGTAGTTTTCGTTCACATAGAGAGCACTGAAAGCCTCCCTCACCCTCTCCGAAGCCTCGTAGATTCGGGCTTGAACATCGGAAGGCAGAGGGGGGACGAATCCAACACGGTGGATTGGCATGTTGATGGACCGAAGAAGGACACGAATGGACTCAAGAGCGTTATGCAGAGAAATAGCACCCGAAAAGCCAGTATTGATGATGTCCTCAATGATGTTAGCCAATTTGAGGTCTTCAAGAATATGGAGTCGTTCACGAACCATTAGCAATTTTTCTTCGGCAGTTTGGTGCTTACGCATGTAAGTGAGGCACTGTTTTAATTCTCAAGGTTCAAATTCCAAAGTATTGAACCATATGGTAATGCTTTGCACTTTTACCCGATGGCCCCCTTTCGGGGGCCGGAACGGGGCAACACAATTCAACCGATTCATTCTTCCTCGGAAACCTCCGCAGAAACGGCCTTTTCCTTAACAGGCCGTGGGGTAATTTGTGGCACTTCACCGTTCATGGCGAGAGCATCCCAACGCTTCTCTTTGATGGCGGTTTTCATAACCGATTCGGCCTTACGGATTTTTTCGTCCGTTAGAGCGTCCCAGTCAGCATATTCGCCACCAGTCTTTCCGTGGGGAATATCCACTTTCAAAAGCACCTCTCGCATTTCAGTAGGGATTGACGCATAGGCAGAGCGCACCACATTGGCAATCAGGTTCAGATTTGCGATTTGTTCCGGCGTGTAGGATTCTTGAGGTCGCCCAGAGAAAGAAGGGAAGTTTTCAACACCCTTCCCCATATTCCGAACAGCCGTCCAATACACGGTTCGCATTTCGTCAGTTTGTTGCTCATCACCCAATTCAAGGGTTCCCAACAACATTTGCTTATGTTTGTTTTCGTCCTCCAGCGTGTCCAAAAATAGACGGACAACGCCAGAGTTTCGCTTCCAGTTTTCCAGTTTCATGTTTTTCATCTCCAGTAGAGGGGGTTTTCGGTTTGTGTTGCCCCGCACGACAATAGCCTGTTAAGTGATTAACTTTGAGTAGGGTTTCGTTTCACAGTGCAAAGCACTACCATATGGTAATGTCTTTGAAGATACCTTAAGATATTATTTAGGCTTAATTGGCTATTATGTGTCGTTTTTTGTATTTGCAGATTACCGGGCATGGCGGTAAAGTTCAAGAATTCAGTTGTTTTGAGTCTCGCCATCAATTTTTGATTGACATGTATTTTGATGCCTGTTATTACATCACCACCGGGGCAAGGGAAGCCGTTCAGTATTACCTCCCCGAATCTGATGAAGACAACCTATGGAAATTGGACGACCCCAAAGCCCTATTTGAGAGGGCTTTGGATTTTCGTGAGTATGCTCTGCGTGAATTGGCCTCAATTGAGAATGCGTGGCGATACCCAAGCCATGACCAGTTAATGGCAGGAAACGCCCCACCGAAGGCTATCCGTTGATATTCCCCAAAAATAAGCCCAAGAGGACTCACCCCCCTAAAATCCATGGGGGGATGAGTCGCTCATGGTCAATGGCACAAAGTTATGACCATATGGTAAGACTTTGGTAATACCCCATTTTCAGAACAATTCCTCCCGCATTGGTGTAGTCAAGTGAAATGCATCCCTCCTTGACGAAAAGAACACATCAACCGACAGAAATAGGCGAGAATCCCGACACGAAAGCGGAAACAAGGCGCAACAATCCTAGGAAAAGTGCGAAGGAAACTGCGACGGAAAGCGGTAAAGCGATTGAAATAAGTAAAGGGTAGAACGAGGTGTGTCTCCGATTCAACATATCCACAGGTGAACAAACATGACAGAAATGACTGATGAAGAAATGAGAAACCAATGGGACAAAATTCGTGAAATGTCAAACCTCCTTGGTTGGGGGCAGTATGGTGGAGGAACCCACAAGTGGGTGAATTATGTTCAAGTGATAGCAACACGAAATTGCGTTTTGACTGACCACAAATGGGAACTCAAATCGTGCTTGGGGTGCAACCCCCCCGAATGATTCGGGGTTCAGCAAAGCCAACCATATGGTAAGAAAGCGAGTATTTCTTACTTCATATTTAAAGAACCCTTAACACTTGTTAAAATAAATTAAGCCGAATATAGAACTGAAAATAAGGAGTCTTATTCAATTGCAGGTATTTCAAATAAGAATAACATAGCATATTCAATATTCAATATATCATATAGTATAGATTGTTCAATTCGTCTCACGCTGGACAGAGAATGAGACGGATTGTATTAGATGAGGGTAGGGGTAGTTATGTTTCATAACTACCTATTATTAATCAATACATCTCATATATCTCATATCTCATATCATCATCATCATCATAATGAGAGAGAACATAAAGCATTCTATTAAGAGGTTCTATGAGAGGGAGTTATGAAGAGAGTAGATATGAGAGAGAGAAAGACCCCCCATGAGATATGAGACGAATGAGACGCATTTTTGCATTTTTGCATTTACTGGTTTTTGTGGTGTGGGTTATGCCACATAACTCGCTCCAAATTTGTCTCATTTGCACTTGAGACGAATGCGAGACGGATGCAAAGTGAGACGCATTTTCTTCCATTGATGCAAAATTAATTGGGCTAAATATTATTAATTTGCTTTGTAGGGCAAATATTCTCATTTAGCGTTTTTACTCAACAGTAGCGGGATGTCCCTAAGCGGATGCTTACAATGCAACCTCGCTTCGTTTCCACAAGTCTGCCTATTGGATAGACTTTTAACTCTTTTAGGGTGCTTTATATGGGTTATTTCTTTTGTTGAAATTATCCCCGACTGACGGGGAAGGAGTTGAAAAAAAATGGAAAACACCGAATGGGATAGCCTAGTGCTTGATGTGAACGAATACCTTGAGGCCGCAGACCTTGAGGCTGGACTGAAACAAGTCATCAGCCTCAACCTTGAGATTGGAACGAATGACGCTGGAGAGCGTGAGAACTGCCGAAACGCAGTTAAGGCTCTCTTGAAGGGACGAGACGGAACGCCTTTCCGACCCGGAAAGAAAGCCGCAGTTCCAACCGCCGTCCGTGTTTCATTGGATAAAATCTGTGGCGTTGTGAGCGAAGCCGCCCTCAACTACTACAACCATGATGCCATTATTGCGAGCGTTTCTTTCGCCCGTGGTGGTGCTTTGTACGAAACTGCCGAAGAATACGCCGCTTCCGTTGTGAAGCGAACTCGTAATGCTTTGAGCAAGCAATACAAGGCTGGCGAATGGGACGGTAGCGTTGCATCCCTTCTTTCCGACGATTCGGAAGAATAAGCCAACAATCCAAGTCTCTGACTTGAACAACGGGGAATGGGGGGCTACGGCCCCCTATTCTCCCCCTCTTTCACGGGGAGTTTGCATGGTTTAAAAAAACCTAATGGCTTGGCTTGGTCGCATTTCTTTGCTTGTTGGTTCTTAGCGGGATTTTTGCCAAAGGTTTTCTCCCCACCTCTTTGAGGTATTAAGATGAAACTTATTGAAGAAGTCTATGTTAAGGCAGATAAAAACACTATTTGCCAAACTTGTGGAATAGATATTCCTGAAGGAACAAATCATTTACTTGAGACTTATGTTCATCAAGGCAATATATTAGTAAGCCACTATTGCTTGAAAAGAAAATGCAATCCTCCTAACAATGTTAGAAGTCGCTTAATCTGGGGCTTTGGTATATTGATTATTGGTTTAGCGATAGCCTTTGAGATGCTATCCTCAACCAGTTAGGGTCTTAACGCAGACAGGCCGGAGAAGGTCAGGGTGTTATAAGGGGGTCGGCCCCGCCCCCCTTGATGTCGGCGGCGTGTCTCACGCATTACAGTTTTAATTATCAAACTGTTTTAGTTATGGCATTCAACAGGCTAAGGTGGCGGAGCATGGTTAAACGCGCAGGGCTTAAACTCCTGTCCGTAATGGTTCGCAGGTTCAAATCCTGCCCTTAGCACTTACACATGGGGAAGTCGTAGAACGGGGGCTTCTAAACGATAATGACCGATTAAGTTCGGTTTTGTTCTCCTTCCCCTCCTATTCATATATTAGTAAAAATAAAAAAAGGTGAAAAATAAATGAAACACACAGAACAACAAGAAAAGATTTTCCACGCTATCGTGGAAACTGAGAGCCATGTAATTGTAAATGCTGGAGCAGGAACAGGAAAGACTTCAACAATAGTTGAAGCCGCAAACCGTATTGATTCAACCAATGCGGCATTCCTTTGTTTCAACAAATCAATTCAGACCGAACTGCAAAACAGATTGCCCGATAATGTGGATGCAAAAACATTCCATGCTTTTGGCTTTGCCGCTATCCGAAATGCCGGAATACGAACTAAAGTCAATACTCGCAAAACCCACGATATCGTTCAAGAACTATTGGGTAAAGATTATTATACTGCCCCTTTGTGCAAACTGATTTCTTTAATCAAAGGTTCTTTAGTCGGCGCAACCGATGTGGAGTCTATTCGTGAATTGATTGACCAATATAACATTGTCTTTGAATCAAGCCGTGAAGAAAATCAAGCCATTGGTGCGATTCCAGCAATCCTTAATCTGGCAAAGTCCCAAACAAATAAGATTGACTTTGATGACATGATTTGGCTACCATTAGTGAATGAATACCCGATGCCTCACTACGACATTTTGTTTGTTGATGAAGCACAGGATTTCAATGAAGCACAACGAGAACTTATTTCCCGTGTAGTGAACGGTGGCCGTTGTGTTATTGTTGGCGACCCCAACCAAGCGATTTACGGCTTCCGTGGTGCTGATTCTAACAGCATGAATATGTTCAAACAGCGATTGATGCAAGAATCAGACCGTGAAATCACTGAATTGCCCTTGAGCATTTCATGGCGTTGTCCTACAAATATTGTCAAGGAGGCAAACAGATATGTTTCTGACTTCCATCATGCTCCGAATGCTATTGAAGGAAAGGTCGTTGTTAATGCGCCTTTTAGCCCTCAAAGAAACGATATGGTTCTATGTCGCTACAATGCGCCATTGGTTTCAGCGTTTTACGATTTGATTTCACAAGGCAAATCTGCCTACATTCTCGGAAGAGACATGACCAAGGGATTGATTAACGCTGTCAAGAAAATTACCAAAAACAACAATATGGGCGTTGATGAATTTGGAGACTTGTTTCAAGCAGACTTTGAGTATAACTACAAGCGTTTGATGCAACAGGACAAAAAGAACCAAGCGATGGCTCTTGAAGATAAAGCCGCTTGTATTCGCATCTTCATCAACAAAGCAGAAACCGTTGGTGGGATTATTGAAGAAATCAAGCGTGTATTTGACGGAAGCGACAAAGGCGAAATCATGCTTTCAACGGTTCACAAGTCAAAAGGTCTTGAAGCAAGGCGAGTTTATATTCTTGCTACTGAAAGAATGCCACACCCAAAAGGTGGGCATGAAGAGAACAATATTTGCTATGTTGCTATCACAAGAGCGCAAGAAAGCCTGTTCTTTGTCGGGCCAAAACCCGGCATAAATTAATACTCCAAGGAGTAGTTCCCCTGTGTGTGGTGTAAGCGTGAGCCACGGAGATTTTGACGCTCGGATGGGTGCGAAGCCCTAAACAAAAAAAAGAGGAATAAAAATGAAATACGAAGAATTTATGAAAATTGTAGATAAATGGTCGGACAATGATGTGGTCTGTTTCCTGATGGAATATCCTGATTGGAACACCAGCATTCTTGAACATATATTGAATGAGTGGCAAGAAGCAGATGATTATGCTATTGAAGTAGAAGAAATTGCTCACTTTGCCAGATGTAATCATATTGTGAAATACACTAACCTGCCGGAGGAAGAAGAATGAATTGCTTACACGATGATTATGAATTAACCGCAGAGGACTTGTCTGTTGAAGAACCGTATAATGTGATTCATCAGCATTTTATCTGTTTGGGATGTGGTTCCATCGGTGAAAGAACTTTCCGAATCCCCATCGAAATTGAATGGAACGGAAAACAAACAAAATTGGTGTTAGAATGAAATACATGAAAGATGTGATAAGACCCGATTCTCATAGGCTTTACAAAACAGAATATCTTAATAGGCCTGTCAAACATGAGGAAAGGAGAAGAAAAATTTTCAAACAATTACGGGATAAAGGTATGCGCCCATATGAAGCATACCAATTATCATTAAAAAGAATGGTGATAAAGTGAATATAAATGAGATAAGACAAGAACAAGTCGCTTCTTTTGGAGCAACGCACGAACCTATGGACAGAAACTCTGTTGATGTTTTTCGTATTGAGTGCAGGAAATATTTAGAACAAACCTTTCAGAACTACTTAGAGAACCCTAGTTCGTCTAATTGGAGTGCTATGATTCCTGCGATGATGTGGCATCAATATTGGATGCAAAAGGCAGTCTATGAAGAGGTGGAAGAATGAACATCTTTGCTTTATCAAAAAACCCTGTTGAAGCGGCACGACAAATGCTGGACAAACATGTGGTCAAAATGCCAACCGAGAGTTGTCAAATGATTCACACAAATGCACTTTACTTTCAGTATCTTGCGAAGTATGGAAAAGAACCTGCTTTGCGTGATTTGAAACAATTTCATGCCTGTTCTCAATCAAAACTGATGAAACCAGCCATGCTCAACCACCCCTCAACCATTTGGGCGAGACAGAATCCACACAATGCTGATTGGCTTATGCAACATGCACTTGCTCTTTGTGAAGAATATACTTACCGATATGGTAAAACTCACGGGACTTATGCCCGTATTCTCCAAACATGGGGCGACCATTTTATGAAAGATGGCTGTTGGAAAGAAGCCTCGCCAGTATCTATTGCTATGGCCGATGAGTACAGAATACCCAACACTTTTCTGACTGAATGGGAGTTTGTCATTCAGTCTTATCGCCACTATTACCTTGAAGGCAAATGGAGGTTTGCTGATTGGAAAAAAGACCGGCGACCAGAATGGTTTCCTTCAAACCAATATGCTATCAAATACAATGAATATGTGCGAGAATACAATGCACGAAACCCAAAAATACTATTAGTGGAGATGAAAGAATGATATACTGTTGTGATGAATTTATGGAAATACTTGACTTTAAACTTGGTCAAAATAAATGCAAATGTGCAATATGTGGTAGAATTGCTTACTATCAACCATATGATGGTGATTAAATGCAAAAAAGATGTATTGCTTGCAATGTGGTTATAGGACACAAAAAACACTATTGCTACCGTTGTTTGACGGAACTAACCGAGAAGGTGAAAAAATATGAATGAATGTAAAAAATGTAATGGAAGACTCGCTTACACAATCTTTGACCGCCACGCTGATGCCAATATTTCTGTTGATTGTTGGGATTGTTTGTCGGAATTAAATTACAAGGATAATGTGTCGGCTAATCTTTCTCGTCTATTGAGAAATGCCAGCCCAGAAAAATTAGCGCAACTTCTTTCTTCTTACTTTGTAGAGAAGATGCATCTGGAAAGAGAGGGCGACTTAAGTAGGCTTGAAAATATGATTGAATCAAAGGAACTCAACAATGTGCTGGCACTTTGTAGTGCTTACATTGGTTGAAAGATAGCGGGGGCGTATAGTGTAGTTTGGATAACACTTCGGCCTTCTAAGCCGAAACCGGGGGTTCAAATCCTCCTACGCCCGCCATTTTTTAAAAATAAAGGAGAAATAAAAATGCTACCAGAAAAAACAAAAGTAGAATTTAGACTGATTAACAGTGAAGAAATGCCACCAATCGTCATTAGTTATAATGATGATGATGAGCCTAAAGTAGTGATTAACACCTATCATAAACTTTGGATTAGTGTGAACCGTAGAATGATTGCGGGAATAATTGAAGCACTCCAAGAAAAGATGGACACTATTTTACAGGGTTATCTTGTAGAACAATACAAATTTGAAAAAGAAGACAGGGAGTTTTTACAATGATGAAATGTGAAGTGTGTGGTAAATCTTACAAGCCAAAAAGTCTTACGAGAGAAAGCAACTCTAATTTCCGAAAATGCGATGAATGTTATTATAGCAAGAAAGCGCAGACAGGTCTTGCTAAAGCAAATCGTAAGTCGCAAACCGAGTTTATGCGTCTTGAACGAAGAATAGAAAAACTTGAGAAAGCAAATGAAATGCTTGAAACTATCATTGAAAGCATGGTAAATGACCAAGTAAATACTTATATTCAAAATACTCTAAAATCTGCTATTAAAAAAGCAACTGATGATAGATTAAAAACACTACAAGCCCAAATTATTTCCGTGAATAACAAAGTAGTAAAAATTATGGGTTTTGAATTACCAAAAGGAGGAGATTAAAATGCGAAGAGAACTAGGAAATGGACGATGGGATAAAATTCTCATCAAAAGAATGACAGAACTTTCTGTTGCTAACAACTACGAAGAAGCAAAGGAAGAATGGATTGCTACTGGTGATGTTTGGTGGGCTGGTTCAGCCGATATGCCAGATTGGGTGAGTAATTCTAACCATCAGAATCATTGTCTTTGTGGACATGGTATTGTTTATCATTTTAGAATCAGAAATACAGAAAATGGTGTTGAGGAAATTGTTGGAAGCGACCACATCAATTCTTATTTAATTATGCGACAAATCGCAGAGGAAAAGAATGTTAATCTTGCCGAGGTTTCAGATGAACAGGTTGAACTTTGGCTCAAAGAGCGTGTAGGTTCCATGAAAGCGGAAGCATGGTGGGCTGAAAATGGAGATGCTTTTACAAATATGTTTGATGCAGTCAAAGAAATGGATGTTTGGCACAATGTTTATGAAAAGGAGCAGTATTACGATGCTAAGTATCGCCGCTATGAATATAGAAAGGTCTTAAGAAAGAAGGGTAGAGGAACCTTTGGGGTTGATTATGATATGGCTTCTATTGTTTGGCGATGGAATCATCCCGATAACCCCAAGGCTCAAATAAAAACCCGTGGTTTCCCTAATGAAAAATTAATGATGGATTTATCTCTATTCTTTGCTCAATCCCATAGCATGCGGCCAGCGTTTGAAGCATGGAAAAAAGAACGAGAAGACCGATTGGAATTCTTAGAGCAACAAAAAATTATAGCAGAACAAAAAAGAAAAGAAGCCGCAGAAAAAGCAAGGCTGGCTCAAATTGAATGGGACAAAGGCGCACCTGAACGAGAACGAAAGGCCCGTGAAGAAGCCATTCGGCAAGAAAATATTAGAAAAAAGAGAGAACAGCAGAAGTTTGAAAGGTATCAAAGAGGACTTGCTCTGACTCCTAGCGAAACATTTTCTAATATGTGTGAGTATTATGGCATACCTATCTTTGATGAATCGTTTGCAGGAAACGCTTGGGAAGCAGAGTTTTTGATGAGCATTAGAAAGAAACTTTCTAACCGTAAGGAATTATCCACAGCGCAATTGAACTCTTTAAGAAAAATTATGGTGGAGAATCCACCTACATCAAACCAAGTTAATTATTTGCGAGACTTGGGATGGGAAGGTGAAATTCCTTCAAAGAAATTCGCAAGTAAAAAGATAGCAGAAATTTTAGGAAAAGGTGATTAAATGGGATTGATAAAGAATTTATTTTATGTAGCGGTAGCGGCAAGTATTCCCGTGGTGGGCGTGGCTGTGGTTGGACTTTTGTATGACGGCGACGACCCCGAAGTATAGGGTGGTTTAAATAGGAAACAAACATTGGAGAAAACAAGGAAGTGAGAATGATGATTACACTACGAATTTTGAACGAAACTGGACACACGACCCTAAGCCTTGAGGCTTCGGAAGTCATTGAAAACATCCATACGCACCCAACCCATTGGGTTTTCGTGGATGGTGAAATGGTTGCCCGTGAGGGAATTAACGAAATCAACTGGGACACGGTTCAATCTGTGGACTTGACTCCCGCAATTGTTGGAGGCTCCTATTGAGTCTTCAACGGTTGTTTCCTATACCTTCGGGGGTGTCGCCATGTCCCAACCACATGGAGGCATCCCCTTTTTTGGGTGATGAAGCCCGACTTTAAGCACTTTATTGCACCCGAAGCCCTCAAAATCCACCTTAATGTTTTAGGGTGGAAAATGATGAACCCGTATATACATGAAGATGTTGCGATATTCAAACCAGACTTTTATCAAAATAATCATGTTATTGCTTTAGCAAAACATGGTTATATTTGGGCAAAAGGCTACACTATTATTAGATACAAAAACCAAGATTTTAATTCTGTTGAGGAGTTATTGAATAAATGGAAATATGCGATTAACGATTATGACAAATGGAATTTCTTAGCAGAAAAGGAGTGGGTTCTAACAAAAGACGGCAAAGAAAGCCTTTACTTTTTTGATAACCTACAAACTATTCCCATGCGTAAGAAATTTAGGTGTTAGTCTTGAAGAAAAGATTAACTACAAATGACCTCATAAGTTCATGCGTAAAAATATTCATTGACATGAATCCTCAGCAATTCTCAAAAATCACTAGATGGGCAAGCATCGCCAAAAATGACGAAATTTATTTCAACGAGTTCTCTCTTACTCAAACAATATATGACTGTCTTTGGCATAACAAAGAAGCAGTAGATGAAGGATTCAATAAATATATGTTAAGAAAGATGAAAGAATATGAAGATGTTTTAGCCTATCACAATAAAAATTGTTTGGGCGAAAAATGTAAAATATGTGAAGACAGAATTATAATTAAGAATAGATTGGGGCTTAATTATGAAAGAAAAAAATCCTGAATATATTTATAACAATAGAAAAGGCAACAAAGTTGCCACCATCTGCCGAGTATGCGGAAAAAAACTATACTCTCCCAATGAAATTAGAAATGAAATGCATGATGAATGCAATAAAGATAACAGTAAGATATACATGATGTGATACAATGGAATTTGATGTAAGAATAAAAAAGCCAAACGATACAAATGAATACTATAATACTACAATGAGTAGTGATATTTTTAAACACATTACTAATCGTTTCTTTAAGGAAAATGGAAGAGCAGTTCTAAATATGAGCAGAGCAGGTTTTAAATCAAAAGACCCTCTGCATGAGGGAATTAAAAGCCAATTAAAATCAATTTTCGTTAAACCAAGAACGACAAGATATGGTGGCAGAAAAGGCCATATCCCATCCACTGTCTCTGCTACTATTTCTATAAAAGATTTTTCTATCTTCTTTCAAAAGAAGTCTGGAAGACACACAATTAATGGAATTTATTTGTCATTAGATAATATGTGTGATGTTATTGCGAGAGTCCTTTATCGTAGTTGTTTTACAGATTGCAAGGCTGAACTCAACAGATTTCTTTGGTCTTGCTTAAATATTCCAGAGAATGTTTCGTATGTTTTAGAAAACCGTTTGCCTTTCTTTTTCTTCAATGATTATGAAAAGCACGATGTTCGGCTGAATGTTCAAAGGATAGGGCCAACTACATGCGCCATTGAAATAAGCGATGGCGTTTGGGGAGAAATTTCTTTTAAAGAATTAGACCGTTATTGTAATTTCTATGTGCATGGTCAAAAAAGAGGTTCTTGGCCTTATACCTCTCCTAGGAATTTATTTGTAAAATTAATAGGTCGTGAACCAACCAATGCAGAATTGAATCTTATGATTGCTTTTCTACAACAGAATAGAAAACAAGACATTGTAGAAAAAAGAGCATACGAACTAATTAATGAAATGGTTGAACAAAGACCAGATAGGTTTTTCCCAGTCTGGAATTCTGATAATCAATTAACAACAATGTTTGTTCGTGGTAATGGTTATGATTGGATGCTGGTTTGTCAAAACTTTAAATCAACGGGAACACAGAATGTTTCAACATATGTTTGGCAACCGACGAGAAGAAGCGGGGAAGGAAACGAGCCTCAATGGTCTGGTGCAATTTGCATTGATAATGCAAATGACGATTCTTCTATTGGCGACCAATTCGCCGCAAGAGCGATGGCTCTTTTAAATGATAACATGACAATTAATATTGTTCATACAATTAAAAGTTATATTCTTTCTGAACCAAATGAAAATAGGGTTGATATAGATGAAGAAATGCGAAGAGTGCGGAACAGCAAACTCAACCTTTGATGAGGAAATGGGCGAACACATTTGTAATGAATGTGGTCTTATTCTCATTGAGGAAATTTTTGAACAGACGATTTTATCAATGGGGAAGGACGGGCAATCCATCCGTTCAGCAGATAAGGGATATTTAGGCTCGGTGATTTCTGGAGAGGGTTCCTATAAATTTAATCGCTTTGGAAAGTCAAGTATTATTCCTAAAAACATCAGTCAAGCACTATCGCATTGTCGTATTGTTTTGGCGAACTTTTCACCCTCTTCTTCTCTGAAAGAAAGAGTTGATAAAATTTACATGGAAGCCTATCGTAAAGGAATATTTGGTAAATTTTCTTATGAGGACAGAGCAACTGCGGTTGTTTTCTATGCTCTCAAAGAGAGAGGAACACCCATCCCTATGAAAGAAGTTATGAGAGAATTTCAAGTGAATCCAAAAAGAGTGCGTAAAATTGTAAGAAAGTTGAATTCTCTTTACAGAAATCAAATAAACTATACAGAAGTCAATCCAGCATATCAACTTGAATATCATGTTCTTCAAATAACTAAAGATAGAAATTATCTAAAACAATGTTTAGATGTTCTTGCTCGCTTTGAGAACATTGTGAGCAATAGCAACTTTACTAAAGGAAAATGCTACTATGCATCTATCTGTTGGATAACAACAAATGTCTTTGAAAGGAGAGAACCTTCTCGTAAAGACATCAGCAAGTTATGTTCTTTTGATGAAAAGAATATTTATCAACAAACGAAGTCCCTCTTAGCCTTGATTGGGAAAACTTCGGTAAAACAACTAAGAGGCAAGGATGTAAATAAAATAGGTGAAACAAATGTTTGAAAAAGAATGGAATAAGTTAGCAAAGAAAATCTACACCAATGCGGTGAATCATGGTTTTTGGAAAGAAGAGAGAAATGACGGTGAAGCAATTGCACTGATGCATTCTGAATTATCAGAAGCATTGGAGGCCATGCGAAACGATAACCCTTCCTCAAATAAAATCATTGAATTTAATAGTGTTGAAGAGGAATTAGCAGATGTGATTATTCGCATCATGGACTATTCTTTTGGTAAAGATTTAGATATAGCAGGTGCGATTCTCGCTAAGATTGAATACAATCAAAGCCGTGAGTTTATGCATGGTAAATCGTTTTGAGGTGAATAAGATGTGTGAACACGATTGGAAAGAAACAGACAGATATGTTGATACCTTTTGGGAAGGATATGGCGTTGATGCTGTAAAATTTGAAGAATTAGTAATTGAATACACTTGCACAAAATGTGGAGCAATTAAGGAGGAATAAATATGAGAAAAGTATTAGTTATTGGAGCAGGCGGAATTGGAAGTTTTCTAATTCCTATTTTACACAGAGCAGGATTATATCGGATTTCTGTTGCAGACCCGGATAAAGTTGAAAATAAAAATTTATCTTATCAAAATTTTAAGAAGGGACATGTCGGGCAAAACAAGGCCATGGTGATGAGGGATGAATATTCCTCCGTAAGTCATGCAAGCACCTATCCTATTCTTGCAGAATCACAAATGCAAAATTATGATTTGGTTATTTGTTGTGTTGATAATATCGGGTTGCGACGAACCCTTTACAACACAAGCATTAAGTGGTTAGACTTACGGGCGCAGGGTAGGAACGCCGCCCTTGTGTCGCATAAGGCAGACCCGAAAATGTATGATATGCTTTTGGCTGGTGAAGAAGGGTCGTTTAGTTGTCAAGGAGATTCATGGGATGGAACAAATAAAGGCGTACATTACATGCAAGTCGCAATTGCAGGATTGGGCGCACAATGGATTCAACGCTGGTTTAACGGCGAAGAAGTTAGAGAATATATGGTGGTGAATGTATGAGCCGAGGAATAAAATGGACAAAAGAAGAAGAGGAATTATTGTTGAAGATTACCAATGCGACTGAATTTGAATCGGTTGCTTATGCGGTTGAATCCGTTGCTGGAAATAAGCGTTCAGCACACGCAACAAAAATGAAGTGGAAGAAACTACAACAAACTAAAGTTATTGCCGAAGAAACCCAAACTTCATCGGGTTGGGATGCGAAGAAAGATTTCTTCTTGCTGGTTAATTTCTATGATATGAGCATTGATGAGGTGCGAGGATATTTTGGTTGCAGTTATGCTGAATGTGCTGGTCGCCTTGAGCAATTGATTGACAGCACAGAACTGACTCACATAGAACTTGTTAGGAAGGCCGCTATGACCGTCCGAGAACGAAAGGAACCTTACATACCCAAGATTCCTTCAAGCCGTAAGGAGAAGCGTATAATCGCCAAAATGAACAAACTCAACGACAAACTCATGCGCCTCCGAGGTGGGGAAGAATGAGCAAAAGTGGGGATTGGTTTATTCGGGAGAATCCCGATGATGACGACGATTCAGGATATGATGAATGGTTGATGGAAGAAGGCTATAAAGAATGGTTAAAAAATAATGAAAAGGTGAAAAATATGAATAACAAAGAAAGAGCAAAAATAATCGTACAAAAAAGAAAGGAAATTGAAGAAGGGCGAGTTGAAGCAGTTCGCTATGTTGAAGAGGCATGGAATAGATGTTTGATGGAAGCAACATCAACAGTAAATTGGGAAGATTTTACAGTTGTTCAAGATGCTGAACATTCTCTGGATTTGCATGATGCTATTTGGTATGCTTCTACTGAAATATTGCCGGGGCTTGAAGTCCAAGCAGTCATTGATTCAAAGAATGACATTTATGTTTCAACTGGTACGGCTGGATATGTTGATTATTTGACAATTGACCCATCAACACTCATTGGAATGAAACTTCCTATCAAGTGTTGGATTCATACTCACCCATTTGGTTCCGCCTACTTTAGCGGAACGGATTGGAGAACAATCAACATTTGGGAAGAACACATCAATTGTGCATATGTTCTTGGAAGTCAAATGTCCACAAAAGGACACTATGGCTTTTGGAGCAAGTTTAGTAAAAATAAACTTGAAATCTATGCAAATGGAGAACCAGAAAAAACACAACAAAGACCAAGAGGTGAAGAGGAATGACAAGAAAAACAGGATTTGATACTGCGAAAAAATACCCGGACAGGCCAATGAGAGAGGCTGAAAATTTAACGCTAAAACAAAGAACGGCTCGCCACCAAAAGGCGCATCCTAACGATGAAAACAAACCAAGGGAAAACAAAGGGATTCAATGGGCAAAGTCCAGAAAAACCAAGCGAGATAAAGAATTGAAAGAATTCTATAAAACTCATATTTACACATGGGTTTCAAATTCTCGTCGTGCTTGGATAGCCATTCCTACGGAGGAAGAAGAATGAAGGCCATGAACAACTTTGTAATTGTTGAACAAGAAGTTCAAAGCCATGGTATTATCACCATGAAAGAAAACAATTTGGGCAAGGTATTGTCCTGTGCCTGCGATAAAGAATTGATTGGTAAAACAATCATTTTCTCTATGGCTAAAACAATTCAAGAGTATGATGGGTTCAAGTTTGTTCCCTATGAAATGGTTATGGCGGTGTTGGAATGATTATCAATGGAGAAGAAGTAAAGAGAAAACTATTGCAGGGAATTAACTTGGTTGCCAATACGGTTCAACCAACACTTGGTCCCCAAGCAAAAACAGTTATTCTGCAAAACAACCCACCAATTGTCATTAATGATGGCGTGACCATCACAAAATATATCTCTCATGAAGACCCTTATGTTCAAATGGGTGTGCAATTGGTTCAAAACTTAGCAAGTAAAGCCCAAGAAGGTTCGGGCGATGGAACAACAACGGCTTGTATTCTTGCGAGAATGCTTTGTGCGAAGATTTCTCAATTGCCTGAAATGAATGCTCACAAATTCTATGAGACGCTGGATTACTTGAAGGTGAAAATGCTTGAGGGATTGGATGAATTGTCAATTAAAATTGAGGATGATGATATTCTCAATGTCGCTACAATTGCGGCAAACAATGACCCAAACCTCGGTGCTTTAATTCAAGCAGGAATTCAAGAAGTGGGCCGTGAAGGTGCTTTGACTGTTGAAGAATCAAAAACCCACATTACAGAATTAATTGTAAGAGAAGGAATGCAGATTCCCGAAGGCTACATCAGCCATTTGATGGCGAATCAACCCAACGGTAAAGCAATATTTGAAAATCCTTTAGTGTTCATGTCAAACATGAAGTTTAGAAACTTTAAGGACATAATCGGATTGTTGGAGTATGCGGCAAATCAGAGCAGACCACTTGTTATTTTCTGTAAGGGAATGGATGGTTCAGCATTGAACAATCTACTGGCAAACATTATCAACAAAACCGTGGAGTGTGCCGTTGTTCTTGCACCAAACTTTGGCGACCAACAATTGGATGAGTTAGGAGACATTCAATGTTTGATGGGCGGTAAAGTCTTCACCGAAGAAAGTAAGGATAGTGCCTCACAGTTTGTTAAGAGCGATTTAGGAGAATGCGAGAGAGTTATTATTTCAAAGGAGCGAACAATTTTGGTTGGTGGCGAGGGTGAGACTTATTCACGAATCAATTATCTAAAAGAGCAAGTCAAATCTATGGAAGGATTTGAAGCGGCTCGCCTGAAGTCCCGTATCATTCGCCTTCGTGGAAAGGTTGCTACAATTAAGGTCGGTGCTTCTTCATCAATTGAAATGCTTGAGAAGAAGGAACGCCTTGATGATGCCTTGAATGCAACAAAAGCCGCTTTAGAAGAAGGTATTGTTGTTGGTGGAGGTCGTGCTTTGATGGAGGTTGCCCAGAGAATTGATGCGCCTAATTGGTTTAAGGACGCTATGACCGCCCCTTATGAAGCACTCTTTGAGAATAGCAACCTATCCCCCGTTCCTCCCGAAGAATATCCCATGGGCTTCAATGCCTTAACAGGTAAAATGGCTAACTTGGAAGAAGAGGGAGTCTTTGACCCAGTAAAGGTTGCAAAGAACAGCCTTCTTGCCGCCATGTCAATTGCACAATTGTTCTATTCTACGGAAGTTGCAGTATTGGTGGGAGAACAATGAAGAAAGCAATAACTGTTGTTTTTCCAGCACCACATAGGGCGCAAATTAGATGCCCTGTTTGCGAAGGAAATAAATGTAGAGTTTGTAATTTTAAGGGTTCATTGAAGATTGATGTTGAACCGAAAATACCTATCCAAAGGGCGCACATCATCAAGTATGTGGCAGAGAATATTAGAACAGTTGCCACGGAATTAACCAAGAAATATGGATTGACCCCCGAAGTAAATACAGTTGAAGTCCTTGAAATAAATGACGGTCAATATGAAGTTGTTCAAGTTTCTTCTCTTGGAGGTGCTTGCTGGATTGTGAACCGATTAGATGATTTAGACACGCCCCGGTACTTTACATCAAGACAGGATTTGGATAAATTTAAACAGGGGTGGATGAATTGACCGACCTAAAAATTACAGGACGAGTCATCCGAAACGAAAAGGATGAAATTATTGTCAAGCGTGGAACCTATTGGAACATTGAAGTGTTTGATATTCGTTGGTTTTTGAATGACAAACCAACAAGAAAAGGTATTCGCTTAAACCTTGAAGAAGCGAAAATGTTGTATGAAATATTAAGGAGAGAATTGGATGAAGACATTTAAGAAACATACGGAGCAAGCGATGAGAGAAGCCGCCGCTAAAAACGGCTGTAAAGGAAGAAGCATTACTTATGGGGCTGTTGGTTTCGCTAACATGTTCTGTGGTGAAATATGCGATGAGTTTTTACTTTTCGTTGAAAAGTCAATGCCGCCTCTTGGTGGGCGGGGAACCCGCATTCATCCTGATAATGTGAAAGACGCTTATGCAAGATTTAAATTGGCTCTATTGGAAGCATTAAGAAATGCGGATTGGAACATCTCGGAGGAAGAGGAATGACAGAAATTCTATACCGAATCGCAATAAACGACGAGCGTTTTAATGCATGGGCAAAGAAAAAGAAGAAGAACCTTGATGGGAGATTCTTGGATATTTTTAATTTTGGCTACAATGAATCTGTGAACGCCGGACACCACACCCGATTGACATTTGTTTGTTATTGGGAAATCCAAGAAAACGGTTCACTTGCTAAAGTTGCGCCAGCAATTACTCAAGCATCATTGATGTTGCTTGGACAACGGCTTCTTGAACGAAACAAATTAAATGAAACAGAATTGGCACACAATATGTCTGTTAATTTTGCACGACTTCTCGGCATATTGGGTGCTAAAGATGAAGAAGAGTGATTGGGTCTATTTGGCGAATGCCATGTGGACCTATTCTGAAAAGAATGAAGGGAGAATCAGCGTCCTTTTAAAACAACTGATAAAAGAAATAAACAACAATAAGGAGATGATTACAAATGGCATGGACGAATCTAGCAAGGCTACTACAAGCAACAAACAGAATGAAACCGACTCAAACGATAAAAATGTTTTCAGAGGGAATGGAGAGTTTTAATACTATAACCAGCCCAAAGCATACAGTATTTTGTATCTTAGATAAAGATTCTTTGAAAGCAAACAGCATAGCGTTGGCTAAAGCGAAGAAATGGATTTCAAGCATTTTTAATATGTTTGATAATGAAATTGATAATGAACTATACTTACATAATGATTTAGGAGAAGTTGTTTATCAACTAGACCCCTCGGCAGAAACACAAAAAAAGTATTCGGTGAACTATGTTCACCGCCTTCTTGAATTAAATTGTGGTAAGTTTAACTCTAAAGAATACCTAATGATTGAACAGGCGTTGCTGAATATGTCAGCAAATGAACGCCGTTGGTTTGTTCGGTATTGGTTGAGAAAACCACGAAACGGAATCAACCGTGGAACTGTTGAGAAAATTCTTGCCCATTATTATCGTAAGAAGATTACTGATGTTAAAAAGCATTTGAACTTCAATTCTGTGGATATAGTTTCAAACTACTACAACATGGGAGAAGAACCACAAATGAGTTTGAGCCATGGTGGTTTTATCAAACCCATGTTAGCAAAAGACTTGCCGATGAATAAGTGGCCTGTAAAGAAAATTGTTGATTTCAAGTATGATGGAAACCGTTATCAAATTCATAAAGAAGGAGACTCCGTAATTATTTTTAATCGTAAAGGAAAAATTGTTTCAAAGCAATTCCCTGATATTGCAGAAGTTGTTCGTAATTATGAAGTTGATAATGTCATTTTTGATGGAGAGATTTATCCAATTAATGAAGACGGTTCTCCTGCCGAACATAAACTGATGGGAACGAGGGTTCATTCAAAGAATGTAGAGGAAGCCATGGAGAGAGTCAAGGTGAAATGGGTCATTTTTGACTGCCTAAAGTGGGCTGGAGAGACGATTATGGACTTGCCCTATGACCAACGCCTTGAGCGATTTAAGGGCAATCCTGACCAAGCACAACGAATGCCCGAAGGGGGAGATGTGATGGCTTTCTACAATGTAGCAATCAACGAAGGGTTTGAAGGTATTATTGTAAAAGATGCTTCTCTTCCTTATGAAGCAGGGAAGCGTTCAAAAGGTTGGGCAAAATACAAACCACCTTTGATTGAACTTGATGTGGTGGTTCTTTCAGCACAATACGGTGAAGGAAAGAAATCAAATGTCTTTGCTACATTTGAAATGGGAGTAGCAACAGAGGATGGTTTCCAAAGCATTGGATATGTTGGAACTGGTTTTAGCGATATGGATTTAATTTCATTAACAAACACTCTACGAAGAAATATTGTTTCCTATGAAGGTAATTCTTACAATGTGAACCCTGTTGTTGTTCTTGAAGTAAGAGCCGATTTAGTCTCAAGGGATGCCTCAAATAATATTGGTTTGAGATTTCCACGATGCAAGCGTATTCGTGATGATAAGTTTGTTGCAGATATTAACACGCTCAAAGATTTGGAGGCTATGGAATGATTAAAGTTGGTGATTTGACTATTATAGTGAATAATGGAAAAAGACATACTTATCGTTGCATCAAAATTGAAAACGGAATCGCTCACCTAAAGAATGTTTTACATGACCAAGGGCGACCAACTAAAGTCCCTGTAAAAGAATGCCCCTATATGGAAAATGGTAAGTTGATTGTCCCCGAAAAGAAAGTAGAGAAAAGACCACGAACAAGAAGTAAGATAAACATTACTTCCATCATCAAGGATGCCACCGACCTTCAAATATCAAGAACAGCAAAAAACTTTCTCTATGAATGGGTAGAAACAGCCATAGCAAATGTCATAACCAATGCCGAACAGAATGCCTTAGAGCGTGGAGATGCCCGAATCACCGCCGCCCACATTCATTGGCTTGAGACAAACGAAAGAGTTTCTGGATATTGGAAAAAGAATGAAGAATATATTAAGGACTGATAATCTTGTTTTTATATCCAGAATTAAATGAATTGCTCGCTAAGTTTGAGAAAGTAAGAACTTTCAACTTCTTCGTATATGGTTCTCCAAATGAAGAAGAAATTGAAGTTATAAATAAAGGACTATATTATAGAATTGTCCACGCTACGGAAATAATAAAAGAAAGAGTTGTCGTAATTATAGAACCTATTTGTGAAGAAAAAGCAAACCTTCTTAATTGTTATCAAGGAACAAGAATGGTTTTTGGTATCGCTCAGAATGATATTGACGAAGATGTTGTGGCTAAAACAATACTTGAAGGCTTAGAATATTTAAGATACAAAGCCCAATATCTGGGAATGAAGGAGACTGAAAGTAATGTTTAGTCGGGCGATGCTTACGGGAATTTTACTTTCCAAGGCACAGTTTCATTGTCGTGTGCAATCGGATGAAAGAATGAGAATCGGATATGCCGTTAAATTAGCAATAGACATTAGAATGCCATCATATGATTTTTTATGTGGAATTGCCAGAGCCATGACTACTTATGGCGTTGAAAGTAAAGTAAGACGAAATGAATCGGTAAGAAGAAAAAGTCCGATTCTCTCAGTTAGAGGAATTAAAAACATACAGAGCGTTCTAAATATTATCATTAGCGAAACCCCCTATACTTGGAATTATCTAAATCATAACAATACTCTCAATCCCTTCGTGCGAATTGCTTCAATTGTTGATACCAAACAGCACAGGACACTAAAAGGGCTAGAAGAAATACTGAAATTAAAAGGTGTATTACATGGGACTCACGAATCTCAATAAAAAAAGACCAATACTTCTCACAGGAAAGGTAGGCACAGGTAAATCACAAAAGGCAAAAACCTTTGTGGAGAACCCAGTTGTTTTCTATGCTAATTCAATTGACTATGATATTGGCTCTATTCCCGTAGAGAATGGAATTATCATTGAAGATGTGCATTACAAACCAGAGAAAGATGCTATATTATCTATTCTTCGCAATTATCGTGGGCAAGTTGTTCTTACCTCTATCAATGAAAAGAGCGTTCCTAAAGACATCAAAGCAATGTGCCAAATCAAGCGAGCAGGTTCAAAGAATCATTTGAGAGAAAAGATTGAGTCGCTCGCTCCGAGAAGCGAACAACCATTTTCTTATGAAAGAGACACTTATGCATTGGTCATGGATTACCTTAAACTAAGTGATAGAGATTTAGTAAGAGAACTGATGCTTTTTAACAAGCCTTCGGACACCCAAGTTTTGACTTGGTTATGTGAGAACATGCACACTAACCGATTGGTTTTCATTGATGGGGTCGTAAGAAGGAAATGGAGCCAACGATACTTTTATGAAATGCTTTCTTATGCACACATGGGGAACATGATTGGACGCATACAAATGCCGAGAAGAGGAAACTATTCAAAAGTTCCAAGTCTTTCAAGAAGACTTGGCGTAAAGAATCCTAAGATTCTTGCACAATTGCTTCAAGACGATAATTTCAAAACTTGGGCAAAAACAAAGTTGAACAATGCAGAATGTCGCCTGTTAAAACTTGGTGAAAAGAAACGACGAAAGAAGACTGACCCGGTTAGGGTTCAGCAAAAATCATTGGAGGAATTCATATGATGGAAGGAAAGAAAAAACAAATACCAAAAAGAATTAAAAAATTCCTAAAAGGAAAGATTATGAACACAAACGAAATACATTCTAAATTATTAGATACAAAATCTATTGCTGGCGGTGGCAGATTAAAACCATATAGAAATACACCCTCAAGACAAGCAGTCGGTTCTATTCTTTCTGCTCCTTGGCATGGATTTACCAGATTAACAGATAAAGGAGTTTATCCTGCTCTATGGACTTATGAGGGGGAAGAGGAATGAAAACAGTAATGAAAGAAGCAAAGAGAATCATTAGAGAAGAAGGGCCAATGACGGCACTTGCATTAAAAGACCGCTTATTGGAAATGGAAGGATATGTTAGAATGACCCGTATAACTACAAATAGACTAGCACAATGTCTCAAAAGAAAACCATTTACGGTACATGAAAAACTACCCGACCACACTAAAGTATATACACTCATGGAGGAATAAAAATGCTATGGACAGAAAAATACAGACCAAATAAAATTAGCGATATTAAGGGACAAGAACACTTTGTAATGGATGCCCAGTCTTGGGTTGAAAGCAAAGATATGCCAAATGTTCTTCTTTATGGAAAACCCGGAAACGGGAAGACCTCTGCCGGAATCGTACTAGCAAAAGAGTTTCTAAAAGAAAATTTCAAAGATAATTTCTTTGAAGTAAATGCTTCTGATGATAGGAGACTAGAAAATGTTAGGACAACTATTCGTCAAGTTGCTCAAAGCGGAACAATTGGCGAGGTTCCTTTTCGCATGATGCTTCTTGATGAAATGGATGGAATGACGACAGATGCTCAAAATGCACTTAAGCGAATCATGGAGAGATATTCTAGCAACATTCGCTTCATCATTACATGTAATGACAGAAATAAAATTATCTTTGCCTTACAAAGCCGTTGTGCTAATTATCATTTTAAACCAATTTCTAACGACGATATGTTGGATATGATTAAGAGTATTCTTTTAAAAGAACAAATTCATCGTTTTAGCGATGAAGAGTTAGGGTCATTTATATACTCAATGAATGGTGATATGAGAAGGGCAATTACCGAAGTCCAAGCCGCAAAAGCAAGCGACTCTACTCTTCAAAGACAAATTGATGTATCACTAGAAGAATACCATAAAATTTTGATTAAGACTATAAATAAGAATACGAATGTATTAGGTGAATTACATGATTTATTATACAAAGGCAGAACAGTTAAAGAAATCTGTCTTGGATTGCATGATGCAGTCATTAATTCAAAGGGGCTGGATAGCACCTTGAAGTTTAAGTTTCTCCGAACAATCGGAGAATGTGAATACCGTTCCAATAGTATGACCCCAAAAGTGCTTTTATCATGGATGGTGGGACAACTATTGTAAAAAAACAAAACAAAACAAAACAAAAAATGGAAGTGAAAAAACATGGAAGAAAAAACTGTGAAAGAAATTGAAGCAGGTGCTAAGATTCTTGGTCTTACCACCGAAGAGGCAAACGCCAAGTTTGCCGAAATTTGTAGCGAAAGCCACATTGAGACGAATAACCCTATTGGACTGGGACTATGGAGAAACTATGTCGCAAATGCGAAGCGTTCTGCATCAAGCGGAAAGCAACAACAACAAAGCGATTCTCTCTTCAAGCCAGCATTTGGATTCTTTTTGTCTCTTGATGCACCACGCGATATGATGAGTTGGAACCGAAACAAAGCAAAGGAAGAATACATCAGAGATTCAGAAAATGCCCTTGAAAAGGGAATTGTAGCCGTTGCTCAAGAAAATGCTCTTGGTAAATTTACGGTGTCCCGATACTATAACGGCAACTATGAAGAAAAAGTTGTGGCCGCTTTGCCAGAAGGAGCAGAGACTCTTGAAGACGGAAGAATTTACATTCCTCTTGATGCAACGGCGACTTATATGAATGGTGGAAAAAACAACAATTACGGCAAGCCTCTGCCAAAAGAACAATTCCGCCGAAGCGGTATTTTCTTTGGTTCCGTCGCTGGCGAGGAAATGCGTCCGTATTTCTTTTCCTATAAAAACCAAGGAGGAATTGACTTCGCTCCAAACACATTTGAATGGGTTCATTTCATCTGTGTTGCTGGTTCAAATGGAACGGATATTTACGGTGCAACCGATACGACGCTCAAGAGTTTGATGCTCAATTCAAACATTGACCCTGAATCGGATGCATACCGAGACATGACTGGATTCTCCTTTGAAAACTGTTTGAAAGAACACTTTGAAAAGCACATCACGGCTCTAGTTGAAATTGACAAGGCTCATATTTTGCTTCAAAGCAACCCCTCAAAAGAGCGTTTCGTGATTACAGATGGAACGGTGTGCAATATGAACATGACACCTACGAAGAACGGAAACCGAATCATTAACATTACGGACTTAAATGCCGAAGTGGACTTTGAATCAGACAGCATGACAACTTGCTGGATTCCCGAACATATTGATTTGGACTTTGGAATTGGCTCAACTGTTATCGTGATTGGCCGAACAAGTCAAAGAATGGTTGATGGTCAAACCGAACCAACAACTATCAATGTCGCTGGTGTGCTTTGTATTGAGCGTGTAGGTTCCCCTGTTGAATCTGCTCAACCTGTGGAGAAAGACTTTGACTGGTTTTGATTCCTCCTTTGTGTAAAAACTTAGGAACCGTGTAGGTGTGGCGGTAGAATGATGCCCGTATAGGTGCGAAGCCTATTTTTTCAAAAAGGTGAAAAAGATGAAAGATTTGATAGGAGAAAGATTCTTGGTAAAAAAGAATGCATATGTCGTTGATTTGGCGAATGTAGATTTTATTACCTACAAAGAAAACGAAAATGAAATAGGTACTTACTGGGTAAAGTTTCATATTGGGCAGAAGGAAGCAAGGTATATTTGTTATGACCTTGAATCACTTCGTAATATTATTCAATATTGGACAATGAGTAAGAATTCAAAAACAAGAATAGAAGAAAATAAATTGGTGTGATACAAATGGGATTGACAGATAGCAAAGGAAGTGCTTTACCAAGTGAAACATTCTTGGAATTGCATAAGAAACAAATGGAGAAGAAAAGAGAGAGCAGAAAGCCACGAATGGTTTTGGGTATTTGGGGTATTCCCAAGTCCGGTAAAACTGGATTGGCACTTGATTTTCCCGATAGGAAAATCTATGTTCTTGATTGGGATAGTGGCGTAGAATCTACATGGATTACCTGCCATGATGCAACAGAAAGAATTGAAGTGTTTAACCCAATCGTGCAGGATAAAGACGCACAATTGGATATTCACAAGTCCGAACAAAATTCAAGAGACTTTGTGAAATATGTTCATTCAAAGATTGAAGAAGGAGAAAATCCTATTTTTGTTCTTGATGGTGTTGATACTTGGTTTAGTAGTTGTATTCTCAAAGTTAATCCTGACCCAACGAAAGTCACGAAAATTATGCCGTTTCAATACGGTGCAAGAAATAAAACATTTGAGGCATTGATGGTTTCTATTTATCGTTTGAAGTGTGATGTAATTTATATTACTCACGAAGCAGAAAAATATGTGGATAATGTTCCTGTTGGTGTTCAACCAGCATGGCGTGATTGGGGCGGGAAACTTGAACAAGAAATTCACTGCACCCGAAAGAATGTAAAGGGTGAAATGCATTATGTCGCAC